GTAATGCCAAACTGGGCTCTGGTGGCGTCGAGTCATTTCTTTCTAATTCCATCCCTTTCGGCTATCGCAGTTAGGGGTGTCGTGCCAGGTTTGCTCGTATTCGGAACCTATCTCACCTCGGTGGCCTGGCATGCAACAAAACCCAGGTTCCCTGTGCTGCTATATGTCGACGTGGTATTTGCGCATATTGCCCATGTCGTCATGATATGGACAACGGCTCAATGGCTCCCCTATTCGATACCAGTCTATATTCTGTTTCTATCGTGTGCGACGATTACCTATTATTACGGCCAAAAATACACGTGTCTTGCATGGGATCCGGATCCCACTACATCCACGCGATGGCATGCGTTCATGCATGCGTTCTTGGGGCTTAGCTCTGCCTTTTCAGTGCTGATGGCTGCGACGTCGGGTAAGAACATACTACGTTTTTTCACCAATTGAGTTCCAGCTCCTGAGCAGACCAGAACTCGGCGTTCCCGTTCGGCATGAGGCGCTGGAATACGTAGGGAAGCTTCCGCTGCTCGATCTCACGCTTCACGACCTGATCCAGAAACTGGGGGTCGCTTGTCCTGAGTCCATCCAGACTCACAAGCGGCTTTGACCCCTCTGCGATCTGCTGCTGACGAGACGCCAACAGCACCGCATACTCATACTTGGTGAAGTACGGCTTGGTCACCCGTGGCGTCTCCATGGCCTTCACAACCTCAGAACGGAAGACAGGGTTGACTTCAGGGTGGTCAGTTCGGGAGTGTTGCGCAGACATTGTGGTCTCTCTTGTCTAGGAACATACTCTTTCGTTTTCAATAAATGCCGATCATCAAGGGTGCGGCGTCGGACTTCACACAGTTTCAAAAGAGTAGTGCACAGGCGAATAGCTTCTTCACGTGGACGTATTCGCGCGTTGGCCAGGTAGTCCAGGCTCCCTCGATCACATCTTCACAGGCTCTTGCATCTCGGGAGTCTCTCCGTGCATCGTCAAGGACTGTTGCCTCCTTCGTGATCAACACGCGGGGGAACTCAACCGCAGCGAGTGGTGCTGACCAGTCAAAGTCCGTGCTGTTCCCCGGACAGCCCAGATATTTCCTGGACTGAGAACAATGCCTACTCGGTCTGCGTCCGATTACCTGAGTTTTGTGAAGGCACAAGTCGTCTCCAATCCTAATGCCAACCGTGCCGCGGTACCTCAAGCTCGTAACGTTCTACGCTACGAGGGCGCCGGACAGTACCTGAATGCAGTGACTCAGCTGTCTGCTATGAGCTACGCGACGAGGGGTCAGCTTGTTCCCACCCGTGTAGCCCCTCGCCAGGTGGTACAGACTCGCTCCAACCCTAAAAATCTGGCGCAGGTAGCCTTCCTCGGCTCAGCGGGTCCTCTTGGCCAAGTGGTCAACCAACCAGCCGCCAAGTACGCAGGTACCAATCAGCTGATTGTGCTCCAGACCAACCTGATCCAGAACGCCAACGCCAACGCCGGACGCGGTGGCACGAGCTTCACGAACTCCAATCCTGCCATCACGAGGGCGTAAGTACTACCCTTTTCATGACCTGGCGTTCTGCTTCCACATTGCATCGCACACTGCACACTGATACATCCATGTCACATTGACTGAATCCAGCTTTACACCTACAATGTCCGACTCCTTCCCTTGCGTTGCGCAGGTGGGATTCAGACACACCATGTTCTTGAAGCGAGGCAGGGTCGGGTCATGTTTCAGGTAAGGATTGATCGAGTACTGAACCGACGTATCCTGCTGAAGGTCATGCTCGTAGATCACCACCCCCGACTCCTCCTCGTAGGGACATGCACGGCACTTTAGGTAAGCCTTACCGTCACGCTCGGAGATATCGTAGAGGAAGTTGGAGCACTGCTTACAGAACTTCATTTGCTTACTGTTTGGTAACAAAAGGTTCGTTCGTTTTGAACATCAAAACCCAATTTCGTGCGTTCAAAAGGAATCAGTCGCCGACGATTAATCGGGAGAGTAAATAACGATGTCGCTCCACCCTTCGTCACCTCTCGCTAAGTTTCTGAACTCCCGTGTGGAAGAGAGCGGAAGCGGACGCGAGACTCACCAGCAAGGTGCTGGTCGTATCAACTATCGAATTCTACCCGAAGATATGACCGAGTTTCGGCGTCTCTACTGCGAACACGTTAATCGTGGCGACAGCCCAACGATCTTCGAGAAGATTTCCATTGGTGCTGCTCCTCTTCGGATTGACCTGGATCTGAACTGCGAGGGAGAGCATGATACTCCGTTCCACACGCGCGATCAGACGAAGGCATTCATCTGCGCCTATATGGCGGAAGTTGCAAAGTATCTGGTTGTGACGAAGATCACGGATGTCTACGTGATGGAGAAGGCGTATCCGACATGGTATCCGCATAAGAAGATCACTAAGTCTGGGATTCACATCGTTATTCCCGACCTGATTAGCGATCACGTGACTGAACTGGCGATTCGTAACACGCTTCTCCCTAAGATGGGGGGGTTCTTCCCCGATGTTCCGCTCAAGGAGGGTTGGCGTCCCGGATACGATGAAACTCCGCTGACCCGCAAGTGCACGTGGTGGCCGGTTCTCGGTTCAAAGAAGTGGAACGAGGATGGTGGAGAACCCACTCCTTACCGCGTGAAGTATATCGTCGAGTGGGATCCAGAGGATGGATTGGCGGCGGTCGACGATACACGCGACAATGGGGTTACTCCCGAACTGGTTCTCAAGTTCTCTCTTCAGACCCCCTCTGCAATTGGAAGCCCTGCAACAGATCTTGGAAGACAGCTCCGTTCAAAGGCGGAGAATGAGCTCGCAGCGAAGGTTCGAATCTCCGGTGGCAATGCTGTCCTGCCCCAGCGCGGCCGACCGGCTCAGCGTCCAGGTGAGCCGGGGTCGCGTGAGTCGTCGCCAACTCGCGTTATCTACCAACACCCGTTGACCGATACAATGCGAACCTACTACAAGGATCACGTGGACAATCTGGCAGAGTCTCGTTACTCTGTCTACGCAGAATGGGTGAATGTGGCAATCTGCCTGAAGAACATCCACCCCGACCTAATCGAGGTGTGGCACGAATTCAGCTCGAAGGCCGCTGAAAAGTACAACTACATGGAGACGGAGGCGAAGTGGATGTCTCTCGGCTTCCGCAATGACGGCGCGAAGCTGGGCGTAGGCAGTCTTCGGTTCTGGTCTCGTAACGACAATATTACCCGCTATTTGGAAATCGAGAAGAACAACATCGAACACCTGATCAAGGAATCGGTGAAGAGTCAGACGGAGCACGATGTTGCACAGGTGGTGTATGCAAAGTACCGTGACGAATTCAAGTGCGCCAAGTACGGCGCGAACGTCTGGTATCGCTTCGCTGGGCACATCTGGCGCGAGACGGATCGAGGGATTGCGCTCCAGACCCGGCTGTCGAGTGACGTGGCGAAGGAGTATCTCTACTTCGTTCTACAAGAAAAGACGGCTCAGTTCAATGGCAATATGACCCATACGGCTGAGGGTAAGCATGATCCATCCGGATGTGAGCTGTGTCGCTCGGAGAAGAAAGAGAAGGCGTATACTGATATCATCAAGGCTCTGAAGAAGACGGGCTTCAAGAAGAGCGTCATGGATGAGTGCCGTGAGCTATTCCTCGACGAGGAGTTTGCGAACAAGGTCGATGAGAACAAGCGGCTGATCGCCTTCCGTAATGGGGTGTTCGACATGACGACAACGCCTCCGGTGTTCCGTGACGGGAAGCCGGAAGATTACATCTCCTTCTGCACCAATCTCGACTTTGATCCGAAGAAACCGTACTACGAGTATGATTGCTGGTCTGAGCTGAACAAGTTCCTACATGACGTGCTGCCAGACGCAGAGGTTCGGACGTACTTCCTCGCGTACCTTGCGAATTCGTTGTCGGGTGAGAACGACGCGCAGAAGTTCCACATCCTGACCGGCGAGGGTTCGAACGGCAAGTCCATGCTGATGATTCTGATGTCGACCACCATGGGTGATTATGCATGTACGGTTCCAATCTCGCTTCTGACGCAGGGGCGTAACAAGTCTGCGGCGGCGGCTCCGGAGCTGATGCGCATCAAGGGTCGTCGTTTCGTGACGATGCAGGAACCGGATGAGCAGGTGCCGCTGAATACGGGTCTGATGAAGGAGTTGGCGTCGTCGGAGAAGATCACGGCGCGTGATCTGTATGCGGGTTCGAAGCAGATGATTGACTTTGAGCTCCAGGCACGGTTTAATCTGGCGTGTAACGAGAAGCCGAAGATCAATACGACAGATGGTGGTACGTGGCGCCGTCTGGTGGTTGTTGGCTTTCCGAACAAGTTCGTGTTCGACCCGAAGCTCCCGCACGAGAAGCTGATGAACGAGAGCATGAAGCAGAACTGCCTGAGCGAGACGTGGGCGACGGCGTTCCTTAGTTACCTGGTTCACCTCTTCACGGAGGGTAAGGGTCTGCGAAAGCTGACGGCGCCAGATAAGGTGATGGAGTACATTGCGGAGTACAAGGAGGACAGTGACGTGATCGCCAAGTTCCTCCGTGAGAAGATTCACGCTCAGCCGCAGTTGCAGGTGGATGAGCAGGAGCGTGATCCGACTTCGTGGCCGAGTATTACGATGACATTTGGTGAGTGGAAACGTTCAAATGAGTTGCATAAGGGAAGCCCTGCCGATTTGAGAAAGCGGTTGGAGGCGGCCTATGGTAAGATGCCTAGGGGTGGCTGGACTTCCTTCCGGTGCGGCGACGCTTAGACTTGTGCTTCTTGTGGCGGCGACGGTAGGTCTTGCCGCGACGACCTCCCTGCGGCGGGGAAGCAGGACCGCCCAACCACGACGGGCGGTTCGACCAGTACCCCGAAGCTGCTCCTGTAAAACCACTCCAGCTGTTTGCGGCTGAGTCCTTGAGACTGGTGAGATAGTCCATTGTGTCTCCGTCTTATTTTTTACTTTGATCAGTCGCCATCCCCACCGCCGCGCTTGGCACCGATCCTGCTCAGTACGTACGAGCGCAGCAGACCGATGGTGAAGACGACCAGTGCGAAGGACACCGTGAGGTTCACCAGCTCCACGATCACCTGACCGACCTTGAGGTCTGCCGAGCCGACCTTGATGGAGAAGCCGGAGATTCCCTTACCCGCCGACGCAGCAGGAGCCAGGAGCGGCACAAGGATGCCGTCATTCAGCGACTTGAAGAATCCAGCCACTACACTTCCGAGATAAAACGCCGCAGTGAGAATGATGATGTCCTTCGTATCGAGCATTTATTGAGAGAGTCAGAATGTTTTTCAAGGAACGTCATAATGAAGATCCGGAGCGAGGCTCTGAATCGGTTGGCAGGGGACGCCACTTCACTCTTGGCGTTTGATTGTGAGTTCTGGCACGTGGGGGATACATTCCTCCCTCGAGAGGTGGGTGGATACCACATGACTCGCAGTGGCGACGGGTGGGTTCGCTCCGCGCCGTTCTTCGTTGTTCTTCCGCCTCCCAGTGGGCAGCTGAACCGCGTTTCATCCAGTTATTCTACCGTTACACCCAAGACAGCAGAGATCTTGGATATTCTCGAAGAGACGGAACGGTCGGCACCGGAGTTTCTGCATAACGACGATAGTGTCAATGCATACTTTGCGGACCCCAAGGTGAAGCCACACTTGAAACCCACATCTTGGCTCACCGGATTCGTGAAGATGATGAGCGAATCTACGGTCATTGTGAAGGGGGACATGGATCTGAAGGCCATCAAGTCTGGATGTACAAAGTACAAGATCGCCTACCATGCACCCTTAAAAGTCGTTGACATTGCCCGTCACAACCCTGAGTTCAGCAAACGATGCGGCACGGCGAAACTCGAAGGTACTTACCACTGCATCTCGAAGGAGTTGGACGCTGAACTGAAGAAGGCCTTTCCAGTGGGCAAGGCGCACAACCCGGTCTCTGACTCCGCCATGACGGTTCAGATCGCTTCGTGGTTGGCAAAAGATATGCGCTGAATAGCAATGGACACGAGGTTCTGGGGACCAAGTGGGTGGCAATTGTTCCACTTCATCGCAGAGGGTTCGCCGTCACCCGGAAACACCTTGGCATTGATGGCTCGAATCCTGCCCTGCAAGTTCTGTCGGGAAAGTACGTCGAACTTCGTAGCCGATCACCCCTTGGCAAAGGGGGCGGACGCTGGGCACTGGCTCTACGAGATTCACCGCATGGTCAACCATAAGCTGAAACTACAGGCCGAAAAGGATCCCTCGGTGATCCTACCGGATCCTGATCCAACCTATCAGGACGTACACGAGAAGTATGCTGATCTCCTCAAGAAACCTCCCCATGGTGTACCTGGTCGCGACTTTCTATTTGCTATCGCCTACAACTTCCCCGAGAAGCCCGAGTTAGATGATGTCAGCACACAACAGGGTTTTCTCCACAGTCTTACCAAGACATACCCCTTTCCCAAACTACGCAAGGTGTACGTGCAGTATATGCGGTCGCATCCGTTTGACTTGACTTCGCGTAGTGCATACCTCCATTGGATGTACGGGCTCCTGCGGCGTCTCTCCGAGAAAACGAACTCGTCCATCCGTAGCTTTAAGGGGTATGCACACCATGTGGCTTACTACAAGAGCGGGTGCTCCAAAGCAACCTACCATGGAAAAACCTGCAGACGACTTGACAATGGAAGCTACACCAAAAATCGTAACCCTAAACGTACTCGACGGGTCGCTGGTGGAAGTCTACTCTCGTAAACATGGAGGTGAAGAGACCTCGCTGTTGATGAAAGTGTATATGGTTTGTTTCTTGGTACTTACCTACTTAGTGATGCGATCTGCATTCGTTTAGAAGATCGACTTGCGGCTCTTGCGGCGGTGGCGGCGCGTCGTACGCGCGGGTTCACCATATGACCGCTTCGACGTCTTCCACGTCTTCTTGGCCTCCATGATCGCCATCTTCATGCCCTGGAACCCCTTGGGGAGGTGACCCTTCTTCTTCATCGTCGCGCGAGTCTTCATGACGTGCTTGATCCAAGCGTTTCCTGCCATTTTGTTTTAAGTACGCGAAATGAATCCAGCGCGTCCGAGAGGAGTCGGACAGAGATTCCACTGACATCCATACGCATACACGTCGTCCATGACCTTGAACTTAGAAAAGGCCTGGTCAGGTGCGACAATCGCAATATGCGAATGCGTGAACGAACGCAGCTCGCCTTGTTCACGAGGGTGAGCTGCCTGTTGATACGTGAGTCGACGCAGGTGGCTTTCGTTCCACGATATATTCACTAACGGCTCCAGATCCGTCCCACGTGCTTCATTGCCACATGCGATGATGACCTTGTCTGCGAGTTCCGAGAGTGGGATGTTCTCAATCGTGCCCGAGAAGAGCTGCCTCCGAACGGTCGTCTTGAGGTGCTGTGCGACACGGTTCGCAGTGAAGCTCTTTTCCGTATGCAGGACGATACTCAGAATCAGAGGATCACGAGACGGGAATGCCTTCTGTAGAATCGCAGCGCAACACGACTGGAATCCTCGGGCATTTATCCCATCGTACTGAGGACTGAGAGCAACCACGGGCTGATCCTCTCCGTCCGAATACACGTGAAGCTCGACCAGTCGGTACCCCTTGTCCAGCGCAGTGTCCAGGTCCCCACCTTGTACATAGTAATCGACCAGCGTCTTGCTGCGATCCTCCTGAAGAGGTGACTCAGAGGATGCGAGGATGTATCCGGCCGCAACTAGTGCTCCAACCACGACCAGCGGTTCCATTACGTAGTATCACACAAATAATGCACCTAGCGTTTCACCGCCACGGCGAAGGTGATTCATGTCCTCATCCGAAATGCGCTTCTCCATTGAAATATCCATCAGACATGCATAGTGAAAATACAGACAATACATTCCACACTCTGACTCCTTGAACTGGTGCCGCGTCGCATTGTAGGTCAGTTTCATCGGTGTCTCGTGTGGATGCTTCCCGTCCCATTGATCCTTCCACCGAAACATGAGGCGCTGAATCTCCTTCTCGGGCTTGTGAGCATACGAATCAAAATAGGTCATGCGGGGGAACTGCAGCTCATCGCGCATGTCGAGAAACGCAGCGATCCAATGCTGTCCGGGGCCGTCGTGGACATCCGTGTTGAATACGATTCCTATGCGGCGAAATCCCTTCTTATACAGCTGCTCCAGCTTCATGGAGCAGAGCGCAGACACAATGCACTTGGACATCTCGGACTTGAGATCGAAATCGATCGGTACACATCCAACAAAGTGGTAGTCCTCGATCACCTTCTCATACGACCGCTCAACCTTGTCGATATCGTCAGACGATAACCATTCTGTGGGGTTCTTCTTCCAAGAGGCCGGTGCACGGGGGCGCTTGATCATTGAGTTCACAATACAGGTTGGCTCACCGGTATTGCACTTGGAATGGAGGCGGCGTTTGAGCTCGGCCCATACGGCAGAGGATCCGCGTTTCTGGATTTGGGGCTCCTTTGGGTGCTCTTTGTTATACACGGTACGCAACCGCTCAATCTCGTCCTCGTCGAAGAGGAACATCCTTGCTTAAAACGGATACTTTCCTTGTGAGTGTCAGTACAAACCACAATGGACGCCCTCAAGCCTATTCTCTCCAAGTACGTGCGCATCAACAAGACCATCACCGAGCTGAATGGACAGGTCTCTGAACTTCGCGACACGCGTCGCAGCGTCGAGGTGGATCTTGCGGCTCTGTACGCCCACACCATCCTCCCCGACCAGATCCACCTGAGTGAGTCGGATGCAATGTTTAACGTCAAGCGACCCAACAAGTGGAAGAAGGGTTGGTCACTGTCCAAGAAGGATCTCGAGTTGTATCTCAAGGACATTCTGGGAAGTCAGGGTAGCGATGTGATGAAGGAGATTATCAAGCGTCACGAGCCTAAGCTGGTGTCCGACGACTTTGGTTTCGAGTTGAAGTCGATTGGGTCTTCGGGCTCATCGGATCCGGAGCCGTGAGTGACCACGACTGGATTGCGAGTGACTTGAATCGTAACCGCGGTTGCGTCTTGTAACGATGCGGCTACACCCAGACAACAGCAGACGCCGAGAAACAGCGAGACACCGCCCACGAGCATGGTGATGTCAGACATTATTCCCTTTTACTTG